TAAGCGATAACACAGTCTTGCCATATGCACATGGTAACTCTAATAATCCTCCTCCAAAAGAAACCTTGTTTACATGTTCAATATAAGTATTGACTACAACTTCCTGATTTTCTCTCATTTTACCAGCAAAATCCAAATCAATATTCAAACCCTCTGATACCTTATACTGCTTAGGTGTACCAAAAATATCCACACCATAATAGTGTGGCACATAAAATTTATTACTAGACTCGCGATATGCTGGAAATGTTTTTTGTTCACTTGAGCCATGAGTATATGGTTTAATAGTTAAATCATTACGGATTTGTTTTTGTTGTTCAATGGTTAGCTCATTTTTAGGTATAGTATATCCTTTTTGACCTAAATATGTATTTAATATCATTATTTTAATGTCTACATTATTTAGTAAATACTATTTATATCATTTTCTTTTAGTTCTTCCTACAGAATTAATAAAAGGAACCAAATAAAATCTATTTATATGATATATGGAAAGTTTAACTGGTTTATTTAAAAAAGAACATACAAGTGAACTATTTTTATCTGTTTTATTGGTAATATATTTAGTAATGGGTTTTAAGACACCTGATTCAGTTGCAAATGTAATCGATACTCTCGTTGGAAAAGTTATCATATTTATTGTGGTTGTTTACTTATTCGCATATTATCATCCTATTTTAGCAGTATTAGCATTGTTTGTGGCATTTGACTTGATACGTAGATCTACGTTAACAACTGGTCTTGATGCTCTTCAAAGATTTGTTCCTACAGAACAGAAGAAAGTATCTCATTTTACTGCATTTAATCAGTTCCCTTATACTTTAGAACAAGAAATCGTTGCTAAAATGACACCTATTATGAATTCAGGTTCTTCTATTACACAAGCGTCTTTTAAACCAATACTTGAAAATTTACATGATGCTTCTCCTATTAACGGACCTTAAAATAATAAATAAATACAAAATAATAAATACAAAATAATAAATACAAAATAATAAATACAAAAAATTATTTATTATTACTTTACTTTGATTTTGTATCGATTGCTTAATCTGTATATTCACCATCTATAAGTTTAAAAACAAGGTTCCATAAAAAACATATTATAATAAAAACTAAACATGCAAAAAACAATTGAACCAGTAATATAAAATAAGGATTCTTCATAGCATCATCTATATTAAAACTAATATCTTCCTTTAGATAAGTTACTTCTTCTGTTTCTTCTGAAACACCTGTAGGATTACAAGAAATATAGATTCCATCACTAAGTTCTTTACTTGTATTCGGACCAGAAGAATTTAAAAATAAACCTCCTGTATCAGTAATAATATAAGTATTAGGTTTAATTATTTTTTTAAACTTTTCTAAAGTAAAACTGCTTAGAGGAATTGCATCTAGCAACATAAAAGCAATATAATCAACATTGTCTTTTGAAAAATTAACAAATGGTTTATTTGGAATAATCTTTTGAATATTAAAACTAATATTTACTTTATCATATATAGCTGGAGCAGAATTTGCTACGTAATTAATTACTTTTGTTATTTCATCTGAACCTAAACTTGTTTCACTAGAAGACTTAATAGGTATAATAACATGTAATTCTTTTCCACCATTTTCAGGGACATGATAAATTGTTATTTCTGCATCTACTGGTTTATTATTATATAAAAGTGAAGAACCATTTGTTATAGCAGATGACTTAACAAAATATTTTTTTTTATTAAAAGTAACTGGCAGCGTTTTATTCATTTCTTGTGGTTGTATTAAAATATACTTTCCATTATTGTTTGCAACTGAATTATCGTCTGTATAATCAAAATTATATGAACACTTTAAATCACATTTGCCTTCAATGTTACTATGAGAAATATTAACCTTATTACTCATTAATATAACTATATAAATAAAATATTAATTTATTTATATAGAATGAAATTAACTAAAAGTAAAATATATAAATTATATAACAAAAAAAAACAAAGTTTAAAAAAATATAAACATAAAAAGAAAACAAAAAATGGTCAAACATTTAGAAAATATAGAAGATTTAATTTAGCTAGAAAGTCATTAAGCAAGATTAAATACAAAAAGGTTAGAGGAGGAGGACCAAATCAAATTACTATTCAAACACCTAGAGAACTAGAAAAATATATTATTGATCAAAATGGCAACTTTGTTACAGAAAGTTCTCCTGTAAATTCTTCATCTACTATGAATAGTCCTCCTCCTCCTCGTCCTCCACCTAGTTCTGTTATTCCTTCTTCATCTACTATGAATAGTCCTCCTCCTCCTCGTCCTCCACCTAGTTCTGTTATTCCTTCTTCATCTACTATGAATAGTTCTATGAATAGGACTATTCCTATTCCTATTCCTATTCCTGTTCCTATTCCTATTCCTTCTTCTTCTTCTTCTTCTTCTCCTTCTCCTCCTTCTTCTCCTTCTTCTCTTATTTCTTCTCCTCCTTCTTCTTCTTCTTCTTCTTCTCCTCCTTCTTCTTCTTCTTCTTCTTCTTCTCCTTCTTCTCCTTCTTCTCTTATTTCTTCTCCTTCTTCTCCTCTTATTTCTTCTCCTTCTTCTCCTTCTTCTCTTATTTCTTCTCCTTCTTCTTCTCCTTCTTCTCTTATTTCTTCTCCTTCTGAATATGGTCTAGAAACTACATCTAATAAACGTGCTATTGAAATCGGAAATACATTAATTGGAGTCGTAAAAAAAGTAATTGAAGAATTAAATAAACCACAAACACCCGAAGTTGCAGTCAGTGCATTTGCAAGAGGGTTAACAACTAATCCCAATACTGATAACCAACAACAACTACAACAACAACAACCATATAACCAACTACAACAACAACAACCATATAACCAACAACAACAACAACAACCATATAACCAACAACAACTACAACAACAACAACCATATGACCAACAACAACTACAACAACTACAACAACTACAACAACCATATGACCAACAACAACAACCACAACAACCACAACAATATAATAATCAATATGTGTAAAATGTATGAATGTTTTAGTAAATTACTTTACATATTTTTCATATCATATCATATTATATTTTATTAATATGATATATTTTATTTATTGTTTTATTTTACTCATCATAGATTTAACTTTTTCCATTACATCTCCTCCACCATTAGGCATATCTTTCATCATTCCTTGGATTGAATCCATCATAGGTCCCATCTTTTCAATAAGAGGACCCATGTCTTTTAATGAACCCGCTAATTGTGCCTGTTGTTGCATTAATCTTTCTGTGTCTTGAGTTAAATTTTTAATTCCGTCTTTTCCTAAAATACTATTCAAATGATCATATGCATCCTCAATTGTAGTTGCGTAGTCAATTGAATGTCCGCTTTTTTTAGAACGTCCTACTTCAAAAGATTCATTATTATCAGAACTACTTGTATTTCCTTCTTTAAACCCCTCTGATTTTTTATTCGATGCTCCTTCTTTAAACCCCTCTGATTTTTTATTCGATGCACCTTCTTTAAATCCTTCTACATAAGAAGTATTATTCAAAGAAAGCATATTAACTAAAATAAGAGGAATGCCCAAAACAACTATCATATTTTTACTAAAGTATCTTACCAGAAGAGCAAAGACAATGAAATATATAACTATATTGTAGTGTCCAATTACCATATGTCCAATAACATTTAATAATGCAAGAAAAGATACTACGTGTAATACCATTTTGTTTGTAAGAAATTTAGATATTGCCGAATTCAGTTTCATTATATATACTATATTTAAAAAAAAATGAGACAATCTGTAAATATTATACTAAATATACAATAATATAATATTTATATCAGATGTTTAGTTTAAGATTACATGAAAATGTCTCCCCATACGTTTCTGAAGATGAATACGATTATGATTCAGAATATGATGATTATAACGAAATCGAGTATGAATATGAAGAATATGTTAAAACTCGTTTTGTTATTGCTTTATGTGAACTACACAATGATGAAATTCATGGCCCTGGCCCCGATGGACATTATTTAGTGCATTGTAAATATAAAAAATTGGATATGAAATGGATAAAAGAAACTACAGATTTTATGCATTTTAATTACCAACATTTACACAATAGAATGCATAGAATCTTTCCAAATTATAGTCGAATTATATTTAGACCAAATTACATGAAGCCTGAAATTGTAGAATACATATATTTGCAACCAGATAACCATTGCGTTGCGATTATAAAAACATTTTGGATAAAAATTATTCAACGCGCTTGGAAAAAGGTTGTTAAAAAGAGAAATTTAATAAGAAAAAGCATTGCTGGGTTAAGACATCGAGAATTGACTGGTAGATGGCCTTATCTACCTGGTATTTCAGGGTTATTATTTGTGTGATTTTCTTCTACTACTACTAGTTCTTCGACTTCTACTACTACTAGTTGTAGTAATAGTAGTTCTTCGTGCACGTGGACTATATTTGAACCCACCTTTTTGCTTCTTTGTCTTTACACCATTTTTTGATTTTTTATGTCTTCGTGTTTTTTTACTACCATTATAACCTTTACCACCATTATAACCTTTACCACCATTATAACCTTTACCACCATTATAACTCAATTCACTTATAAATGTAGTAAATTCACCACTATTAAGTTTATTTTCTATTTTTGAAATATCAACAGGATTTTCATTAAATAATTCAAATAATTCTGTATAATTCTCTGGTATTCTTCCATTTCTTTCTAATTTTCGCATTTTTGATATCAATTTATTTTTTAAATTACTAACACTCAATTCATTACCATTAGGCAAATTAATCATTGAGTCATCTCTTGGAACACCAGGAGGTGTCGTTCTAAGTATTCCATTAATAGTTTGAATATGGTCGCGCAGTTTTGCAATCTCCGCATCAATTGCAGCTCTATTTTCAGGATTAATTTTTTGTAATATATTGATTGCTCTTCCCATTACATCTCCTGCTTTATTTATTTGTTGTGTTAAAATTTCGTTTTTATCTTGTAATTCTTGTATTGTTATTTCTAGACTTTCTTTAGTAGATTGGTGTTCTATAGCTTCACTTTGTAAAGAGTTATAATTTCTATCTAATTCTTTTGCCATTTCTTTCAATTCTCCTAGTTCTCTTTGTATTTCTAGATTTTCATTTTCCATTTGTCTTCGCAAATCAGCCTCTCTCTTATTAATCTCTTCATTTTTTCTTTTTAATTCAGCTGTAACAGATTCGTCATGTGATTTTCTCTGTTGTGCTAAATTTTGTTTATGTTCTTCTTTTAATAGTCCTAATTCAGTTTGATGTTGTTCTTCTGTTTGCTGTTGTTGTTGTTGTAAATTAAAGACTTGTTGTGAAATATTTGCACTCTCGCGTTTTATATTTTCTGCTTCTTCTCTTGAATGAGCTAAATCTGCTTGTGCTGTTTGATGTTCACCTGTTAATCTATTAATATTGTTTTTATTAATTTCTATCTCATTATTTTTTTCAGTAAGTTTTTCAACAATTGTTTGAATTTGATTTTGTATTTCCTCTAATCCTGTATTTATTTCTTTTAGAGATTCAGGTAATTGTGAATAATAATTTGCTGTATCTTCAGAAGATGTTACTACGTTTGAAAGATTTCTAATAATTTCATCCATTATATATATATATAATAATGATATTAAATATATATAAAAACTAAATATTTTATAAAGGTCTTATTTTATTTGTTGTATTATTCATAATTTCATCTAACCCTTTTTTTATAGAGTCAATTTCAGCCAAAATTTTTTTTTGTTCCGCTTGTGCATCCTTTACATTGTATTTGCTCATTTGATTAGTAGAATTTAAATCTTGTACATACTTGCTCAAAAGTTCGAGTGCATTAATTTGTTCACGTTTTTGTTGCGCAATATAATCGTAATATTTGGCATAGTCGTTTTTAACTAATTCTAAAAATTCATTCTGTTTTACGGCTTTTTTTAAATGTTTTTGTTTTTGAAGCAACATATTCCTTTTTTGTTCGATTAACTGCTGCATATATAAAAATTGTTGGTCTTTTTGCATTATATTCGGATTCTCATATATAGGCGGATGAGGTTGTTCTAAAGTAACCATTATTTCTGCTCCAAAAGGTATTAGGTTCATTCTTAAAATATTCTGTTATTATATTTTGAAAAAAAAACTTTATAACTTTATAAAAACAAATTTAAAATCTTTCCTTTATATTATTTAGGATGTCCAGAGAACCATTATTAGCACCAGACGATAATCGCTTTGTCATGTTTCCAATCAAGCACGATGACATATGGCAAATGTATAAGAAACAAGTAGATTGTTTTTGGCGCGCGGAGGAAATTGATTTGACCAAGGATAATGAACATTGGAACACGCTAAATGCAGACGAGCGCTATTTTGTATCTATGATTTTGGCGTTTTTTGCTGCGAGCGATGGAATTGTCTTGGAGAACTTGGCGTCCCGTTTCATGACCGATGTTCAGGTATCTGAAGCCAGAGCATTTTATGGTTTCCAGATTGCGATGGAAAATATACATAGTCATACTTATTCTCTCTTGATTGAAACCTATATCAAAGACCAAATGGAAAAAAATAAGCTCTTCAATGCTATAGAAAACTTTCCATGCATTAAAAAGAAGTCCGATTGGGCGCAAAAGTGGATCCATGATAATCGTAGCTCATTCGCTACTCGTTTGGTTGCCTTTGCATGTGTTGAGGGGATTTTCTTCAGTGGCGCTTTTTGCAGCATATTTTGGCTAAAAAAGCGCGGGCTTATGCCTGGTCTCACATTTTCTAACGAATTGATTTCACGTGATGAAGCGCTCCACTGCGAATTCGCTATACTCCTTTACTCTAAATTGTTGAAAAAAATGGACAAGGCACGCATTCACGAGATCATTAAGGAGGCTGTAGAGATTGAAACCGAATTTATTTGTGATGCATTGCCATGCAAATTGATTGGAATGAATTCTGAATTGATGACACAATATATTAAATTTGTAGCGGACCGATTGTGCGTGCAATTAGGGTATAAAAAGATTTATAATGTAGAAAACTCATTCCAATTCATGGAATTAATTTCTCTAGAGGGTAAAGTTAATTTTTTTGAGCGTATCAATGATTCTTATTCATTAGCCAACAAATCTAACGCTGATACTGCTTTTGAATTTAGCGAAGATTTTTAATATAATTGAAATAAAAATAGCTTAAAAATAAGATACTATAAAATACTATAAGAGATGCCTAAAAGTCAAATTGAATTTTCACATACAATTATTTACAAAATTTGTTGTAAGGATACAAATGTTAATGATATATATGTTGGTAATACAACAAATTTTACACAAAGAAAAAATCAGCATAAAACTTTAGCGAATGACGAATCATGTAAAAGAAAGGTTTATGAATATATCCGTGCAAATGGAGGATGGAATAATTGGTCTATGATACAAATTGAAGATTATGAATGCACAAATAAGCGAGAAGCCGAAATGAGAGAAAGATATTGGATGGAAACTTTACACGCATCTCTAAATTGTAATAACCCATATACTATTTATACTGAAAATCCTTCTAAATATAAACAAGACTGGTATGAAGAAAATAAAGTAATTATTTTAGAAAAAAAGAAAGAACGATATGAAGAAAATAAAGAAGAACAATTAGAATATCAAAAAGAATATGCAATCAAAAATAAAGAACAAATTAAGAGTTATCAAGATGAATATAGAGAGAAAAACAAGGACAAATTAGCAGAACAAAAAAAAGAATATAGAGAAGCTCATAAAGAAGAAGCTGTAAAAGCACAAAAAGAATGGAGAGAAGCCAATAAAGAAAAGTTGAAACAACAAAAAGCACAAATTTGTCATTGTGAATGTGGTAGTGAATATACATTTGGGAATAAAAATAGACATTTGGAAACCAAAACTCACATAGCTTATGAAAATCAATTGAATGGAATTATAGAAGAACCAATGGAAATCCAAATATCAGAAGAAGAGAAAATAATGATTAGAAAACAAAAACAAAAAGAATATAGAGAGAAAAATTCCGAAAAAATTAAAGAAATCAAAAAACAATATAACGAAAAAAATAAAGAAAAAGTTTCAGAACAATGTAAAAAATATTATGAAGAAAATAAAGAAAAGATATTAGAACAAACTAAAAAATATACTACTGAAAATTCAGAAAAAATAAAACAAAAAAGTCATGAATGGTATGAAAAAAATAAAGAAAAAATTTTAAATAAAATGCAAGAAATATTTGTATGTGAATGCGGCGCATCCATTAGATGTGGTGGAAAAGCAGAGCATAATAAAAGTGTAAAACATCAAAAATATTTAGCGAAGATTTTTAATACAATTGAAAACAAATAAAATAAAATAATATTATATAATGCCATATAATATTACAAGTTATACATATAAACAAGCTAAAAAACTAGGTGTTCAAGTAAAACCCTCTACAAACAAAACAAAAAAAATAGATGTTTATAAGAAAGGTAATAAAATAGCTAGTGTAGGAGCATATGGTATGAATGATTTTCCAACTTATATAAAAAAGAGAGGGTTAAAATATGCAAAAACTAGAAGAAGATTATATAAAATGCGCCACGAAAAAGACAGACATGTTTTAGGGACACATGGTTATTATGCCGACAAATTATTATGGTAAAAAGAGCCATTTAGTAAATAATATATGCTTTATATGTTCCTCCAAATGTTTTATTTGCCCATATCGTGTCTAATGTGTATTTTATTTTATTTTCTAATTTACATTCTTCAATTTCATTAATTTTGCTTATTATATCATCAAGTGTCATATTAAATTTAACTATTTTTCCATATAATAATTTATTATTATTTAATGATTTTTCACTAATTTCTAAAATATTATTTTCATTATCATAATCTTTTACTATAATATAACCATCATAAATCTCAAAATTATTGTTTATTTTTTTTAATAGTTCTACATTAGTTAATTTATTATAGAAAAAAAATATATTCATTTATATTATTATAATAATATAATATAATATAATTATTTATTTTTATAATAAATAATTAATATCAATTTGAAAATTAAACACATGAAAATTAAACACATGAAAATTAAACACATGAAAATTAAACACATGAAAATTAAACACATGAAAATTTCACTTTATCATAATCTAGTTTCTCTCTTTTGTTCTTATTTTGTGTAGATATTTTTCCCAAGAAACGCGGAAATTTAATATGACCTTTTTTATTACATTTTTCTGTCGCTCTGATACAATTTGCAGCAACATATGGTGCCAGTTCAAAGTTGAATTCGGCGTCCACTATATCCATATCCGACAAAGCATCCGCGGATTCAGCCAAATAATTTAAACAATTTGGAAAATATGTCTTATCTTTTAATGATTTTTCTATTTCCTTCGAACCCATTATGCAGCCAATATAATTTTCATGGATTAATAAAGGATGGATGTCATTTGCCAACCAATAAGTCGCATATTTGTCGTCAAATGTGGCGTCCATATTGAACAAACGACCTGTGGTGTCAAATATATTGGCGCTTTGATTATCTTTAGCGTCTTTACTTTTGACACCTAATTGCAGCGTATTTAATATGAAACGAATATCTCCATTAGCCTGCTCGATTAATTTATCAATTTCTGATTTTTTAATTTTGATATTTTCATTAACGACTACTTTATAAACTAGAGCATATACGTGAGCATAAGTTGGTTTTGACATCTTTATATCGAAACAATGTGTTAACAATGGTTTTATTTGTTGTGAGAATCTATCGTCACAAATGCAAATAATCGGTATTTCAGTTTCTTTTATACATTCAATAAGTGTGCTAATAAACCCATGATCACCGCCTGCGCTATCAATATCACTTACTACAAGTACATTTTCACAATCATCAAACGTTTTTTTTATATGAAGAAATGGTTTGATTGATGTTTGAATATTTTCTTTTCCTCTATCATCATCAGGAGTCAAATGAATGGCGTGGTAAGAATGTTTCTTTAAAATTAAATCAACCAAGAGGGACTTACCTTGTCCATTTAATCCTGATACCAAAGCGCATCTATTCTTTTTACTAGTTGGGTCCCAAGTAAGAAGCCACTTGATAAAAGGTTGTATAATTTTAGAATTACCGACAAAATCGGCTAATTTAGTAGGTCTATATTTAGTAGTAAACATGATAAATTATATATTTAATTAAAAGATATAATTATTATTCATTTTTATTACATATATATATATATATATATAATGAGTAGTAAAAAACGAAAAAGACTAGAATCATTAGTTTATGATAATGATACAGAAACTAAAAAAACAAAAAAAGTGACATTTTTAAATAATCATATACCAGTATCTCAAGAATTTCCTCTACTAGATTCACTTGGTAGAGAACATTTTCAAACTGATGATGAACATATACAAGCTAGAAAAGAAAGAAGTGAAGAAGCATCAGATAAATCAGAACAATGGATTAGGTATAATGATAATATAGATGCATATTTAAATACTTATAGAAATAAAGGTGGAGTAATTGATGATGTAATACTTAAAGATTTAATACGTTATTATGAAATTAGAGGGAGAAAAGATAATATTGAGAATGGACATTCCGAAATTACATTTTGTGGTGCTGCAAAGTGTTTTGCAGTTATTGCGTCAACCGCAGCCCTTACTTATTTATTAGGTCGACAATTTGGAGGAAAAAGACGACTATCAAAAAGACGACTATCAAAAAGACGACTATCAAAAAGACGACTATCAAAAAGAAGACAAACGAAACGAAGAAAATATAAATAAAATTGATATATTTTATATTTTATATATATCAATTATATAATCATTTAACTAAAAGATGGATCTTACACGTGAAGAAGCAATAAATATTAATAACAATAAATGTAACGAAGGTGTTATTTCATATATTGAAGGTGTTGGTCCATTATATGAGAGAAATATTACATTCCTTACAAAAAAAAGCAAAACACGAAATACGGAAACGTTTATAATGACAAATCGTGAAAATCTTTTAGATGCGTATTTACTAGAGAAAGAGAGAGAATTAGAAGAAATGCGTAGAAGAGAGCATGCAATTAGTTGGCTGGAATTAATCCAACAAGAACAAGCAAAAGCAATTCAAAAGCGTTTACAAAAAAAACAAGAAAAAATAATTAAAAAACGTTTAAAACAACAACAAGAAAATAAATATAATGACGATTTGATATTCAAAATTGATGAACCAAATAATTATTCAAATCATTATAATAATGCTTTTAATTTGTTTAGCAAGATTTTACATTGAAACAAAGCATTATAAATAAAAAATTATAGAAATAAATAAAAATATTAAATATATATTTTTTTATTTAAACAGAAAATTTAATTACTATAAAATGATTACGTGCAATTTGATGGGTGGTCTCGGCAACCAATTGTTTCAAATATTTGCAACAATTACATACGCAATTAAAAGCAAAAACCAGTTCAAATTTTTGGCATTAGAAACATTAGGAGGAGGTTCTACTACAATCCGTTATACTTTTTGGAATACTTTTCTCTCAAATTTGAAACCATTTTTAATAAATGAGCTGCCACAAGATATTCAGGTGATAAGAGAAAATAGTTTTCCTTATAATGAATTACCTGTTGATAAAATGCGTAATAAAAATGTCATGTTATATGGATATTTTCAAAGTTACAAATATTTTCAAGAGCATTATGCTGTGATTTGTAAAATGATCGGGTTAGGTAAAAAGAAAGACGAATTACTTTTCAAACTAGATATATCGAATGAAACAATTGCAAACGCAATTAGTATGCATTTTCGTATTGGTGATTATAAGAAAATACAAAAATATCACCCGTTGGCAACATATGAGTACTATGAAAGTTCTCTCACATATATTAGAGAGAAGAAACCAGAACAGATGTTTACAATTTATTATTTCTGTGAAGACATCGATATAGACGATGTTTTGCAAATAATTCAGAAGTTGGAAGTAAATTTTTCTCTCTTCAAATTTGAAAGAGGAAATAAAGAACTATCTGATTGGGAACAAATGCTTCTCATGAGCTGTTGTCATCATAACATTATTGCCAATAGTTCATTTAGTTGGTGGGGAGCTTATTTTAATTCATGGAAAGACAAGATCGTATGTTATCCGTCAGTATGGTTTGGTCAACTCGCAAATAATGATACAAGAGATTTATGTCCATCTACATTTGTAAAGATTGATACAAACTAAATATATTTTTATTTTTTATTCTTTTTAGTTTTTCCCTTTTTAGTTTTTCCCTTTTTAGTTTTTCCTTTTTTAGTTTTTCCCTTTTTAGTTTTTCCTTTTTTAGTTTTTCCTCCAAATCTTCTAGCTTTTTGAATATTATGCACATCATAATCATCGCGATTACGTTTTATGCTCTCTATAGGATACATATATGCATCAACAGGCAGTTTCTGATCTGCCCAACCTGGCACTCTAAAAGCTTTTGGTATAACTATATTCTCACTACCCATATAACGTACTATTGATCTATTAGCACCACTAGGTGTTTCATAATCTTTCATTGAGCTAGGAACTGAATTAAACATGTTAGATAATGTAAATCGTTCTTTTGGTGGAAATCTACTAACTCGACTTTCAGGAATAAGCACTAAATTTGGATTATGAGTGATTGAATCACGAATAGGAAACTGATTTTGTTCAGATGCTTTTTTTTCTAGTTTTTTTTCTAGTTTTTGAATTATTCTTTCGATTGCATTTTCATCTTTTTTCAACATTATATGATGCGACCTTGCATTTTCAAAAGCATCATTTACTTGTTTTAATGTTTCTGGATCTATAATTAATGCATCTTCATCTAATAATTTTCCTATGGTATAAAAATCTTGGTCATGTAAAGCATCCTCAAATGCTTGTTTAATATTACGAGGCCCAAAAAGTTTAGATGACGACATATATCTATATATATATATATATAGATATTATATAATATTTATTTTCTAAAAGTGGTTATTTAGTAAACTTTCTACTTTATTATCATTTCCCTTTGAATTAAACGCAGATGTTTGATGAATACGATGTTTCACTAATATCGATTGGCAATTAAAAAATTTGCAACCCTGTTTTCTTAAACGTATCCACAAATCATAATCTTCAATTCCATTTTCATTCCAATGACACAGACCTTTTCTTATAATAGAACTTGAATTGATAATAGGATTGACTAATTTAAAATCATAATTGCTAATATCTCCAAGAGGTATTGGAGGAACTATGCCTTCTCTATCGCCAAACCACACACAATTGCTGCCAATAACATCATAATGTCCTAACATTTGTGATTGCACATCTAGCTTCTCATCATGCCAAATATCATCGACATCGAGTAGTGCGACATATTCGTAATTACATAGACCAATCATAGCATTTAATGTGTTTGCTTTGCCTTGAATATCAGGAAAATCGTAAACACGAATTTTATTGCTTACTTGTTCATAAGCTTTGGCTAAGCAATATACATCAGATTTAGGAGGGTGTCCATTGATACCAATAATGAGCTCCCATTTGTCATAATTTTGTCTCAAAATAGAGGTGACAGATTGATCGATAAATTCGATTCCGTTATATATAGGCATAAGTATGCTAATCATTCCACTTTTAGAAAAAGTGGAGCAAAAAAATTAATAATTTTGTCTTAAATTATATTATCCACTTTTCTAAAGGTGTATTCTCTGGAACATAAACCAATTGTCAAATCCTTCTAAATTCTCTCTAAATAAAGTGAAAGACTCTAAATTAGAGAGAATACAATCCACTAATATAATCTGATCATCTTTTACTAAATATCTATGTTTAAAATATGTCTGCAATTTGCTGTCAAAAGTTAAAGACCACCAATCAATTTTATCCTTGTGTAAAAAGAAGAAACCTCCAGCAATAGAATTTTGATGAGCAGGTATTTGTTGCACAGGCAAACCATGTTCGTTCTTGTTATTCACAATTTTATGTAAATAATTCATATATCCATCGTCATTATTGATACAAGCGTATCCAATTTTATCCTTATTGGTTTCAAGAAGCTGTAAGTTGTTCCCCCAATTGGTCAGTCTATTTGTGTGAAAATCATCAGGTCTATTTCTAAAATAGCCAATATCACACCAGCCGTAAAATGGAGTATCAAAATAGCTTCTCTCAATAGTCTCTTTCACAAACCATATTTTTTCAGCCCATAACATATTGAGTTCCCAAGAAGTCATGTCATTCAACAAATGGTTTTTCTTATGATTTTCAATCCATGAATCTTTATATGCATAATTATGAAATTGGTCTATGGGTTTGATAATCACTTTGATTTT